TTATTATATCCACCTACATCTTGAATTCTATCTATAGTATAAAATTTTAATGTCGTAAAAGTAGTAGCATCAGGTGCTAAATATAAAAATATTTGTGGTGTTGTTTGTCTATCAACAAAATATTGTGATGGTTGTCCTGTTTGCAGTTTGTTAGGTAAAGCTGCATATGCAGATCTATCGATTTTTGTCAATGAGATATCGTTTGTTGATGAAGTATTACTAGCTGCAGCAGTCGTTGAGATGTAAGCTTCCAATACATCATTAACACTTTCATTTACTGCGTATTGTGCAGTACCTGCTACTAACGCTACCTCATTTAAGGATACTTTCCAAAGATGAACACCTCTGTTGCCCCATTCTGAAAATAAAAGATTTAAACTTCTTCTAGCACTTCGTAAATCATGGCCACTATTGGTTCGCATACCACATCTCTCGTATGCCTCTTCAATAATTTCATCGATATT